AAAGAAGAAGAGTGGGAACCTCAATCTCTTGAAGAAGCCCTCTTGGGTGAGTAAAATTAATGAAGTATGGTTAGGGGTCTTCGGACTCCTAGCTGTATTCTTATATATAGAATGGTCTCATGTTATTTATCATGAGAAAGCAGCACCTCATTGTGCTAGCGAGATTAGTTTAGCGGTAAAACTATAGCCTTCCAAGCTATTGTCATCGGTTCGATTCCGATATCTCGCTTTGGCTTATGCCCTGTACGCAGGATACCATTAGCCGTCTAGACGGTGGGAAAGACCACAACATGCGCAAACAAATCAGCTGAAAAATTATATAAACTCTATTCAAAATCCATATAAATGGCACATCAAACTACCAGTGGCTCTAACACAGCCCTGTTAACAGGTCCAGGTGCTAATAACGGTGCTATCGCTAATACCGATCAGCGTCGAGCCCTTTACCTGAAGCTATTTTCTGGTGAATTATTCAAAGGTTTCCAGCATAATACAATTGCTAGAGATCTAGTTATGAAGCGTACCTTAAAGAATGGCCGCTCTTTGCAGTTCATTTATACAGGTCGTACTACATCTGAATATCATACTCCAGGAAATTCTATACTAGGTAACTCTGATTCAGCACCTCCAGTAGCTGAGAAGACCATCACTTGTGATGACCTCTTAATCAGTTCTGCATTCGTGTATGAATTAGACGAGACTCTCGCACACTACGATTTACGTGGAGAGATCTCAAGAAAAATCGGTTATGCATTAGCCGAAAATTATGATAGAAAGATCTTCCGAGCAATCTCTAAGGCTGCACGTAAAGCATCTCCTATTACTAAAGCTAACTACATAGAACCAGGCGGAACTCAAATTCGTGTAGGTTCATCAGGTACAAACGCTTCTGATGCTTATGATGCAGATCTACTTGTGGCAGCCTTCTATGATGCCGCTGCAGCTTTAGATGAGAAGGGCGTTAGCTCTGAAGGACGTGTAGGTGTACTAAACCCAAGACAATACTATGAACTTATCCAAAAGGTAGGTGACAGTGGTCTAATCAATCGTGACGAGCAAGGTACTGCACGTCAGAAGGGTAATGGAATCGTTGAAATTGCAGGTATCAAGATCTTCAAGTCAATGAACATTCCTTTCTTCGGAAAATTTGGTACAGCTTATGGTACAGCATCTGCAACTAATCCTGGTGTTACCGATCCCGGTAATTCTGGTTCATTCGTTGGAGCTGCAATGGAAGACGAGCATAACATCACTGAGAATGATTATGGTCAAGCTGCTAAATTCAATAACTCATGTGGTCTTATCTTCCAGAGAGAAGCTGCAGGTGTTGTTGAAGCAATCGGACCTCAAGTCCAAGTAACATCAGGAGATGTATCAGTCATCTACCAAGGAGATGTTATATTAGGAAGGCTCGCAATGGGGGCTGACTATCTTAACCCAGCTGCTGCTGTTGAATTGTACGCAGGTACAGCGACTGCACCAACTGCATTCGGGTAAAATAATATTCTTTTTTAACCAACATCTATGGGGGGCTTCTGCTCCCCTTTTTTTTTAAT